CAGCATGCGCAAGCGTGCCGGTGTTGTGGCGGATAAGTTCAAGGTGGGAGCGGACGTTACCGCCCCATGCCTTGCGCGTTTCCGACAGATTGTCGAGACGTGTGAGACGTGGAAACACTACCGCGAGGGCTTTACAACCTTCAACGTGGTGCGCGGTGGCGCTCTGTTTACCGTGCCGAAGAACAACGAGATAGATCGGTGTGCCGTTAAGGAACCTGATCTAAATATGTTCATCCAGAAGGGGATCGGAGCTTTCATAAGAAAGAGGCTCAAATCCCGTTTGCGTGTCGATCTTAACGATCAAACGCACAACCAGCGGCTGGCTCGTCTTGGGTCGGTTGATGGTTCGTTGGCTACTCTGGATCTCAGCAGTGCGTCGGACACGGTCTGTGAAGGCCTCGTCCGCGTGTTGCTTCCAGAAGCTTGGTTCGATCTCCTGAATGATTGCCGCAGTCAAGCGGTTAGTTATAAGGGAGAGTGGATTGAGTTGAACATGTTTTCCAGTATGGGAAACGCATTCACGTTCGAACTTGAAAGCCTGATCTTCTGGGCGATCGCGAACGCAGTGTGTTACTGTTCTGGGTCTCGTGGACACATCTCTGTATACGGGGACGACATAATCGTTCCCTCAGGTGCCGCTGGCCTTCTGGCCAAAGTGCTTCAGTTCCTGGGCTTTAAGGTTAACACCAAGAAGTCCTTTTGGACTGGACGTTTCCGCGAGTCTTGCGGGAAGCACTGGTACAGAGGATGTGACGTAACTCCTTTCTTTGTTAGGAAGCGAATCGACCATGTCGAGGATCTAATCCAGCTTCTGAATCAATGGAGGGCATGGTCTACTTCGACCATGTATACAAGTAGATGCTATTCTGACCACTATCCCTTCTGGGAGAAATGGTCGCGAATGGTGCCTCGGGCCCTTTTGGGTGGTAGGGATACCGCTCGTAAGGACGCCTTGGTTTCCAGCCACAATCCTCGCAAGAGGTTGTGGTGGAACACCCGCGATCGTCGTCTTGACGATTTGGGTGCCTACTTGTATTGGTTGCGTTCTGCGGATGGACGATCCGGCCCGATTCTCGAGCCGTTGGTGACTTCTTCTGTCACCGACACGCTTAAGAGTTGCGTGCTTCGTCGCTCGTCAGCAGATAGGCGCGTCGAACACCCTACGTGGGATGAAGAATTCCACAAAGGGATCTTGACGCCTAGCTACTAGGCCGCACCGTAGTTCGGTGCTGGGAGTGGGGTGACCGGGCCCTCCTTTAACGGGCCCGGTTACCTTCCCTGTGTG